GTACAGATCTCTATTGTTGGCTTTGGTCGTCCAAAGTTTAAAGGTGCAGCAGCCGCTGCTCCTGCAGCACCGGCACCTGCAAAGTGTGCTTGCTGCGGTAAGTAATTAAATAAGAATTCCCCCCAGGTATTATCTGGGGGGAATTTTTTAATTTCCGCCTAGAACTACTAGTTCTCGTCTAGGGTCTATACCTTCACCCAGTAACAAAGAAATAATTCCAGGTGCGCTATCCAATCCAGATTTATCTCTAAACCAAGCAGAGCCATTATCCATAGCAGGGTTCTGAATAAATAATCTAGGACCAACACTTTGTACATGATAGTGGTGGAAGTGACCGACATTTAAAATATCAGCTTGAGCAACGGAGCAACGTCCCATAGCCTGTCCCATCCACCACTTAATCAAGTCTCTTGCTTGATGACCGTGTGCCATGCCGTATAGCACTCCGCTTAGATTAACGGCAATAGTTAAATCATCTGCCGCTGGATATCTAAACTCCACACGTTCCCGCAAGAATTCATTTTCTTTACAGATATCTTCTACTGAAGCAACGATGTCAATCTGCCAAGAATCTTCTGGTCTTCCTACCAAAAACCGTTGTACTTCATCATGGTTTCCTGGTACAACTGGAACAATAATCTTTGGTGCAAGTTGCGCCATAGCTTTGATCTGTGCAATAAGCATGCGCCTACCTACACGAACTTGTTCTGAAACCCCAATGTCATGGCGTCCCATAACTTTACCTTTTTGACTTGTCATACCTTCAATGCAGTCGCCTAACTGAGGCAAAGCTATTTGTCCAATAGAGTATTTTTTAGACAACTCCTTATGTCGATCTACTGCCAAATCAAAGCTTTTAAAAACCCTGTCAATAATAGCTGGAGTATCGTCTTTACCATACTGTGTATCGCCAATGCTATATACAGCTGTTAAATCTCCCGGAGTATCTACTGATTTCTTAGGGGTCCACTTACCTATACCGTATAACAATTTTTCTAAATCATAATCTTTTGCAGGAGCAGATGTATTTGGTGGTACATTTACTCTAAATGATTCAAGCCAATCTCCGTTGTATGTTTGCCAACGAGATCTGCGATGAGAAACAACAGCCCACTCTTTAGGATCTAAGTTTGCTTCTCGTAAAATTTCTTCTGCGCTTGGTGTGTTGCCGTCAGGACGTGGCGTAGATACAACAAAGCCTCCGTCAGTTCCTATCTCAGAACGAGGTCTCCAAGCTTCTGGAATGCTTTTACTTATTTTATCTGAACCTTCTTGTCCAGCTTTAATAATTTCATTGTACTCATCTGCTAAAGACATACACAATCTCCTCTACGGTGGTCACGGACAGCAGTTTTACCGAACGTTCCACCAGCACGACGGAGCAGCATGAATAAATCTTTTGTACTTAATTCATCATCTTCTATTGCACTATCAAGTGCTTTTTGATCTTCTTCAGAAAGAGAAGAAGCCCACTGGCCTACAATACAAAGTTTAGAATAGCCAGCCGATTTTACTTCTGCGTACAGATCTTGCAACGACATTTGCGCCTCCAGGTACTAGGCCCGATGTGGGCCTAGTGCCTAGCATACATCAGATTAGTACGAGGTGCCAGCACCCGCATCAAAGTTCTTGCGGTCACGCTTTGCAGCGGTGCTGATAATTCTTCCGTTTGCCTGAGTTTGTCCGGCAGCAGGATCGGTCATCTTTGTGTACCGAGGTCCACCTTTAATTGAATAAGCAGCTCCTGCACGGTCTTGACCAGTTGCAGAAACGTTACTACGAGGTGCGCCTTTTGATCCGTATGGATCGCCAGCTTGTGCACCTTTCTTCTTTACAAGTGTGCCAGCCTTTGGTGATGCAGAAGGCGAACTAAACTTAACACCTTCTTTATTCATAGGCTCACGACCTTGCTTTGCCATACCTGCAAGCGCCTCGTCAGGGCTTGGGATTGAGCTTTTTGCCATGATATTCCTAACTGTGAGAGATCTCTTAAAATAAAGAATATATCAATTTACATTGATAGTAAAGACTATTGCGGAAATTTGTCCGTCACGGGAATCTACTGTGGTAAATCCCGGCCTACAGCTTAGGTCTAAGCCTCTAGGGGCAACGTAGCCTCGGGCAATGGCAATGGCTTTTACTGCTTGATTTACTGCGGAAGCTCCTACAGCCCGTAGTTTTACTTGTGGGCGCTCATAAAGTGCATGAGCAATAGCAGAGCCTACCGACTGAGCATTGGATCCTGCACTTACTCGCAGGAACTGTTCTTCGGTTGAATCTTTTTCAATCACGTTTTTGTAGTCCTTAGGTTTCGATTTAGAGTCGCCCTCTAAGGAAAAGGTACGTTATTTATGGGGTTAAGTCAGCGTATCCAGCTTCCTTTAATAACCTTATGAGATCGTCTAATCTAAGCACTGCAGGCCAGTCTCCTACGGTAGCTGGGCCCTGTCCATTAAGTCTAAGTACAGCTACAGGCAAAATTTGCCCATCACTGCGTTCTTTTAGCTGTTTTATAGCTGCGCTAGGGTTGAAGTCTTTCCTTGCTTTTACTTCCCAGTCTATGCCTATAGTTCCAGTAACGTCAGTTCCAGACCTACCGGCACCAGTAGATTGTGCATAGGGCCAACCCTCAGCGACTAACTTTTGGGCAACTATATCTTGAGACTTGTACCCCCGGTGCTTTCTACTTTGTGAGGGCACTGTTCATCCTTAGTCGGACTTGTTCTCGTAAATCATCAATAGTTCCGTCATTGTTAATGACATCAAACTTATGTTTATCTAGCTCATGTTCAGATACATGGTTGTTTACCGCGGTTACTCCAGGACGAGTAACTCTCCAAAGAGTACCTCCCATTCCACGAATGTGGTACGCCTCGTTTATAAATCTAACATCAGTGATAACTACTTTGTCTTGCGGATTAATGTTATCTAGTACAGCGTTAACCCACGCATCTATATGAACATGTTCTCTAATAGCAACGCCTAGTTTTTGAAGAAAAGCCCTGGCTTCTGGAAAATCTACCTTTACCTCATCCCAACCATACTTATCAACAAAAGTCTGTAGTTCAATAGTCTCTATAGTTGGATTTAGATCGTAAAGCACATCTCTAATCTTGTCTGCAAAAGCCATACGTCTATAACCATGTTCTTCTACAAGAATTTTAGCTACAGTATCTTTTCCAGACTGTGCGTATCCCGTAAGACCAATAATTTGTGGAATTGATGGGGTAATCCCCAACTCTTCATCAGTAAATAAAGACATTTGTTCCCACATCATGCTAACCAGCTACTCCTTCCGGTTGCTTTATTAATATTAACTCTACGGGTAATCTCTCTATTTATAAGAGAGATGTCTTTTGATAAACGTTCAGAGATAATTTGAATAAGGCCGTGGTAATTAGATAGCTCTTGGCAAGCATCGGCTTTATTTCTAAACTCCTCATCAACTTCAATCTCGGCATCAATCATTGCTATGGCTTTGCCTGCTTCTTTAAGCTCTAGTTTTTTCTTAGCCTTTACAAGTACAAGTTGACGCTCTGCCTCAGTCTTATCCACTTCAGCACACCAAGCCTGTAGGCTTACAAACTCTAGGTATGCGACATACTTTGTGTAAAGATCCATAACCTCTTCTTCAGCTATCCCTGTAATGTCAGAAGGAAGTGACGGAGCATCATAGCTAAACAATTGATTTACATCCATACCTTGTTGCTGTAGAGCATTTATAGTTTTGCTGCTTGCTTCAGCAACTTTTAATTCAATTGGACTCATCTAGGTTCTCCTTTGCCCAGTCATTCCACTCAATAAGTAGTTCTGCAGCATCTATAGTCTCACTGTACCCATTTTCATGCAGATGTTCAATAAAGTCGTCATCTGCTACAAGAACTGGAAGCCCCTTATAGTTCAACATTTTTGTCCCCCACCTTTGTAACTGTTACAGGAAAAGTATATTTGCGAATTTTTATTGGGTAAAGTCGTCCACCAATTTTCATTACCGATTTACCGGCCCGTGGTTTTTTCTTTTTTTTACTCATTGTCCGCCCCAACCCCCTCCTTTAAATTGAACAGCAGGCGCTGTCCAAACTTTCTCCATTGGGTTACCGCATTTACTGCAAACAGGTCTTTCTGTTGCATCGAACGTTAGATGAAGCTCTACAATACTTCCATTACAGGTTTCACATTTGAAATCATACTTCGGCATTTTGCCCCCTAAATGGCTCACAGCGTTTGCAGCCGTTTACTGGGTCAATGTTACACACAGGTGGACGGTTGTTGTCAACTGCCCAAGCAATGTCAAGTGCCTGATCAAATAGATCTTTAGTAAACTCTGGGTTGTACTGGACTACGAATTCTTTATAATCTTGGTTTGATTTAAGCTCATAGATATAGACGATTTCTTTAGGAGCAGACGGTATATCTCCATTCTCTGCCATCAAGTTAGCCAGGTGTAGGTAAACCTGACCCTGTAGTTGATGACTTCGAAATGGTGCACGAATATTACGCCAAGCCTTATCCAGGTCACCGTCAGCTTGTGCCAAGATAGCCGGTGCTTCAAAGCGCAAGGTACCTGCACCAATAGATTTAATTTCAATTAAGAAGTCTTCTCCAAGACCTTTTACCCAACCGTCAGAATGACCGCCAATCTTATGTTTGTTACTCCACAGGGGGACTTCCCGGTATTCAAATGTTCCACAAGTAGGCTCATCAAAGTTTAGGTCAGATGCCAGCTCCCAATCAGATGGGCCGCATTCAGAACACTCCCACTTACCATATAGAACGCCCATTTCTGTTAACCACTTTTGCCACTTAGCGTGGATGCTGTGGCCCTCATCAAAAATAGATTGAAGACGAAGCGAAGGTTTCTCACGAACCTCTTTATAGTTACCTTTAATTGAGTGATACTGAGCAAGATGGCACCATTCGGATTTAACCATGTCAGAGGGATGAATGATGTCCATGCGTCGGTTATCAAAGGGTTTTGTTAATAGATAACGCTCTATCGCACCAACCAATCGAGTGTCTCGCTTGTTAGCGTCTAGGTACGCCTTCAAAGAAACCGTCTTAGGTTTGCCCGTACTTACCATCTTGTTCTATCCATTCGTCTAAGGTTAGTCCTTGTTTTTCATACTTACGTTTTGCTGCATTTCTTTCTCGATGGGACATACCACCAAAGATGCCGTGCAACTCGTCGTTAATGATAGCCTCTTTGAGGCAATCTTTACGAACCGGACAAGCCGGCCTACCATCCTTTCCCCAACAGATTGCTTTCGCTCTGTTAGCTATAGGCTTGTATAGGGCCTTGTCTCTAGGAGGAAAGAATATCTCTGTATCTTCTCCCCGACACTTAGCTTTATATCTCCAAGCCCAGCTGGGCTCGTTGTCAAATTCCATCTATTCACCTCTGAGTGCGTTACGAATTTCAAGGAAATCCTCCTCTCCTAAAACTACGTAGTTCTCGCCATCAAGGTGAAGACCTAAAACCGGTATACGACTGTCAAGAATAGCTTCGGTTGTAATCTTCTTAAGAACCTCTGATTTAATGGTTACTGACTTCTTGCCAGTCCATTTGTGCTCAATCAAAAGATCCTTGCTTCTTACATCCCCTTTTCGTGACCAGAAAGCGCCAGACGCTGCTGAGCGTTTTCCATCCACCAGTTTCTCTAAACGCTTCTCATGTTTTAGAGATTCTTTTTGTCCCCTACTCTTCATAGTCCACAGCCAAAATAGGTTGCGCTCTGACTGTACTCATTACTGCTTTGCTAATCTCATCTGCTAAATCTAGCTCCTCACGAAGAGAATCTAAAAGTGCTTGAGAACCTTGCCATTTGCGCTCGCCGTAATACATCCAACCACCACGACGATCAACAATCCCGTTTAGTATTGCAAGAGCAACAATCTCTTTGCCACTGTCATACCCTCCAGCGTCTACTGCACCGCCGTTATCAAAGTAGAAATCTAAATATGCGGTTTGCTGAGGTGCAAAGGTCTTATTCTTAATAGTTCTAACACGAATAGTTTGACCAACTCGACGCTTGCTTTCACCGGTACCAACCTCTAGCCAGTCATCGCGCTTTACCTCACAGCGCACGCTGTACGCATAGTCTTTGCCTAAACCACCGGGAGTAGTACGAGGATCTCCGTGCATAACTCCGATCTTCATACGATACTGATTAATAATAATTCCTAGAACTGGTCGTTCTGTTTCGATGAGGTCTCGTTTGGTAGCTGACGCCACTTTTCTAAAGAACTTATTGGTAATAAGTGCGCCACGACCCACAGTAAATTCTTCCATGTGCTTTTCATCTTCTGCGCCAGGAACAAGGGCAGGAAGGGAATCGACAACGACCATGTCAACAGCCTTGCTTTCCATAAATTGAATGACTGCATCAAATGCATCCTCCATACTATTAGTTTCTACAATTAATACTCTGCTATTGTCAACGCCACAAAGCTCAGCGTATTTAGAGTCAAAATCTTCTGCTGCAATCCATACAGCAGTAAAATCTGGGTTTAGCTTTTGATTTGCTGCAATGGTCTTTAATGCTAAAGCCGTCTTACCATGTGAAGCTTCTCCTACTAACTCAACCCACTTATTCATAGGCCAACCACCGCCAAGAACCACGTCTAAGGTTAGGGATCCACTAGTAATGCGTTGCGAAGGAAGCGTTTCTCCAGCTAACACAACTGTGTTTGCGCCAAGCTTTTTATTAATGGTTGCTGCAATCTTCAGTGCCTCTGTGCTTAAAGCCATTATTGGATCCTATCTACGATGATGTTTGGATTAAACCCTCCGCTTTGTGAAGGCTGTTTGGCTGCAATTGGTGAACCGCCTTGTCCGGTGCCACCCACTCCAGTACCTGCCTGAACTATCGGATACCCGCAATCATAACAGCGTTTACGTTGAGTTCCAACAGGGGCCATATAGTTACCTGACATACATCCAGGACAACGTTCGGTATCTCTAGCACTTTGTGCCCTAGTAACTAGTTGATCTTGCTGTGGGTCATAGGAAACCTGAGTGTTAGGGGTTTGTTGTGGGGGACGATAAACGTTTCCTGGTGGCAAATTAGTAGGAGGTGTTGTTGGGGCAGGGTTAGGATTTCCTAACTTCTTAGCCCACCAATTATTTGACATTTTTTGTTCCCCATTGTTTTTCACAACGTTTGCATAAAACAGTAAATTCTTGTTGACTCCAAGCAATGTTGTACATTTGGTGGCCAAAAACCTTACAAATAAATTTACTCATTATCTAAGCTCACTTTCGACTCAATTAAACCAATTTCTTTTAACGTAGATATACACGACACTGAAGACGCTAAAGCAATCATTCTGAATAGCTGACTAAGCTCAGACATCGCTTCTTGTGGTACTTCTTCCCCTTGAGTTGGGTTGTCTAAGGTATACGCAGCTATAGCAATCTTTGCCATGATGTCCGCATGAGCATCCACAAAAGGCAATAAACCCGCTACGTTACCTAATCGATCTTCATGAGCTTGCTGTTCCATATCAGCTACATCATCCGACACGGGTGGTAAGCCAAGCATTTCAGCAATGCCTTCTGTAGGAGTTAGCATTGAATCATAAACAATCTGACGCATGAGAACACTAAGCGGTACTTGAGTGACCTCAAGTTTTGGTTTCCTCTTCCAGAACCTCATTTAGCCTCTCCCCATCGTTGTACAA